GGAAATGTTTGGCAAGTTCCTGCATACAACAAACACGGTAATCTTTGGATTGCTAAAGTTGCAGGCACTGTAAAAACTAAGGATGAAGCACAAGCGATTGTTGATGCAGAGGTTCAAGCAGCACAAGCTGCGTGGGATGCTTTACCTGATGCTAAGAAAGCACCAGCTGTAATAGATAACCCAAGACCTACTGACATAACATTAGAGGAGTAAAAATTTAAATGGCTACGTATTTAGGCACACATGGTAGTAGAATACAAAACTACACTACGGATCCCGATAATCCGAATACGGGAGAGGTGTGGTATAATGATACGGCCAACACATTAAAATTTCAACATCCTAATACTACTACAACCGGTTCATGGGCTACAGCTGGCACTATGAATACTGCTAGACGAAGGTTAGCAGGTGCTGGTGCTTACACAGCAGCATTGGCTATTACAGGTACAGCAGATCCACCACTTTACGCAAATACAGAATTATTTACTGGAGGAGCTTGGACTGAAGTTAATGATGTAAATACTGCTAGAGAAGAAACTGCTGCTGCAGGAAAAACTAGCACAAGTGCTTTAGTTTTTGGAGGAAATCAACCAGCTAGATCAAATGCATCAGAATCTTGGAATGGAACTTGTTGGTCAAATACTCCTAACATGACTACTGCAAGAGGAGAAGTAGCAGGTTGTGGAGCTGATAATACTTCAGCTTTAGTTTTTGGTGGTTTAGAACCAGCTGCTTCAAATAAAACAGAATTATGGAATGGATCATCTTGGGCAGAACAAAGTGGTGATTTAAATTCAGCAAGAGGTGCTTTAAGTGGAGCTGGAATAGCAACTTCTGCTTTAGCTTTTGGTGGTTCTTTACCTCCTGGGTATCAAACACTAACAGAATCTTATAATGGAACTAGCTGGGCAGTAAGTACTGTAATGAATACAGGTAGAGGTTATGCGGCAGGGTGTGGTGCTAGTAATACAGCTGCATTAGTTGCAGGTGGAGCTACACCTCCCAAAACAGTAAACGTAGAATTATGGAATGGTTCTACTTGGACTGAAACTACTAATTTACCAACAGGCAGACAAAATCATGCAGCAGGAGGAAACTCAACAAACGCTTTATTCTTTGCTGGATTAGCTCCATCTTTAACAGGAACTTCTGTAGAATGGAGAGGTGCAGGTGCACCAGTTGGGGCTTGGTCTACAGGTGGTAATTATAATAATGCTAGAAGAGTAGCAGGTGCAGCGGGAACATCTTCTTCAGCTGCAATAATGTTTGGTGGAACACCTTCTCCATTAAAAGCTAAAACAGAATCTTATAACGGAACAGCTTGGACAAATGTAAACGATTTAAATACTGGAAGAAGAGATATAGCAGGAAACGGAAGTCAAGCAGCAGCTATAGCTTTTGGCGGAGATGCTCCTCCTTATGTTGCGGCAACAGAAATTTGGAATGGAAGTAGTTGGGCAACATCTCCAGGAAGTTTAACTAGCGCTAGAGCTTACATGGCATCAGCTATATCTGGAACATCAACAGCAACATTAGGGTTTGGAGGTTATACTACTCCACCCGTATCTGTGTCAGCGTTAACAGAAAGATGGAATGGAAGTAGTTGGGCAGAAGTAGGTGATTTAAATACTGCTGTGGCTAACCATGGTGGTTTAGGTACTCAAACAGCAGCGCTTTCTTTTGGTGGTTCAATTCCTGCAACTACAAATCATTCGGAATATTGGAATGGAGCTACTTGGACTGAAACAGCTACTTTAAATACTTCAAGAAATGCTGCGGCAGGAGCAGGCACAACATCATCAGGATTAGCTATTACAGGAACGGTACCACCTCAAACAGCAGTAGTAGAAGAATGGAATGGAGCTACTTGGACAGAAGTTGCAGACGTATCTAAAGGAAGAACAAATTCAATAGGAACAGGAAGTACTACAAGTGCTATAAATGCTGGTGGCGAACTTGCTCCTGGAACATTAGATGATTCTTCAGATGAATGGGTCAATACATCAAGTTCAACTAAAACAATAAGTACGGATTAATTATGGCAACATACAAAGAAATTAAAGGAACACAAATTGAAGTTTTGGCAACAGACCCGTCAAATCCTATTGAAGGACAAGTTTGGTATAACTCAACTTCTAACGTTGTAAAAGGTCAAGCAGCTACAACTTCAGGTTCTTGGGCATCGAGTCCAAGTGTTAATACGGGTAAAGATCAAACATCTGGTGCAGGTACAACAACAGCAGCTTTAAACTTTAGTGGAGGTCCGCCTGTTCAAGATGACACAGAAAAATGGAATGGAACAGCTTGGTCATCAGTAAATAATATGAATTCAGGAAGAAGAGCTACAGCAGGAAGTGGTACTCAAACAGCTGCTTTATGTTTTGGTGGAATAACTTCTTCTGACGCTGTAAATCTTACAGAACTTTATAATGGAACTTGTTGGGCTGCAGCACCTACTATGGGCACAGCTAGAAATTTTTTTAAAGGAGCTGGAATTAGCACAGCTACTTTAGCTTTTGGTGGTGCAACAGGTTCTGGTGGTAATCCTCCTTTTACACAAAACGTAGAATTATATAATGGAAGTAGTTGGGCTGAACAAAGTGGAGATTTAAATACTGCAAGAAGCAATACTTCAGCTGGGGGAACATCAACTTCGGCTATATGTGCGGGTGGTTATCCGGCTACTGGTAAAACAGAAACTTGGAATGGAACAAGTTTTTCAGAAGAATCTGATTTAAATACTGCTAGATTTGGTATGGGTGGTTCTGGATCTGACAAAGATAATGCAGTTGTTTTTGGTGGAGGACCAGGTTCTAAATCTGAAACAGAAACTTGGAATGGAACAAGTTGGACTGAAACAACAAATATGCCTGCAGCAAGAGTATACACAGGAACTACTAAAGGTAGTTACACAGCAGCTTTAGCTATAAGTGGTAACAGTGGTGGCCCAACTGGAAGTACTCAAACTACAGTGCAAGAATGGGTAGGTCCGGGAACAGCTCAAACAAGAACATTTACTGACTCATAAAACTTGTAATATATTTTAGATAGTATATATTAGTCTTAACTATAAAGGATAAAGCTATGAAAAAAGACGTTAAAGAAGTTATACAACAAGAAGAAACTCATTTAAATAATTTATTAGAGCCATCTGATCTTAAAGATTTTAAAGGTATGGTAGATGAGTTAAGAGATACATGGACCAAGAAACAAATGTTTCGAACAGAAACAGAAGCAAGGTTTTCTGTATTACAAGACAATAGATACCCAACTAAAGCCTCAAAATATTGGCAGTGTGTTAGAGAGCAATCATCATATTTAGATAATTTAATGCATTTGTCTTTTGATTATAGAAGAAATGACGCAAAAATTACTTGGTTAGAAAAAAAGATTGATAAAGAAGAAGATGATTATAAACGAACTAAATATCAAATAGATTTAGATGAAGCTAAATTTGGTAAAGCATCTATGGAAAAAGTTGCAAGACATAGAATGCGTGAAATTAAAATGTGGTCTAAATTAAAAAGTGAATTTAATGACGGATCATTTAATGACAAAGATGTTAACGTTCACCAACTAGAATCATATGGTATGCAATATCATGAAAAATCAAAAGCATTAAATCAAAATTCAAGTGAAGCAGAAATATTTAATGTAATGGGTCAGCTGCAATCATTACAAAGAATTAAAAAGTCTGGTGAATTAGAACAAAGTTATACAGAGAAAGAACAAATTGAACAACATGGAAAACCCAAAGTTTGATTTTATATTTTTAGGTCAATCGATTTTAAAATATCACGTTCCGTTAGATATATATAAGTCTATTAATGAAATATATGAAAAAAACTTTTATAACCTTGCACCCGCTAATGGTCAGTTAGTAGGTAAAATAGAAAATGAACATTCATTATTTTATCACGGTGAAGATCAAACTAAGATGAAGAATCATAGCATGTTGCCTCAAAATGTAACAAATTATTTTATGCAAATGTTTCAACACTATTTAACATTTAATAAAATAAAAGATTATAATTTACATCTTAATTCTATTTGGGTTAATGAAATGAAACAACACGAATATAACCCTGCACACATTCATAGAGGTATGTTATTTACAGGACTATCTTCTGTTATGATTTTAAAACTACCTTCTACGTTTGGTAAAGAATACTCAGCAAAACATATACAACAAAATGGTAGACTACAGATATTAGGTGCAGCTAATGGTCAGTTTGCAAAAATAGATTATCAACCACCAATGAATATTGGAGATTTTTATATTTTTCCATATGATATGAGACACTGTGTATATCCTTTTAATGGAACTACTGAGACTAGACGAACACTTGCTGCAAACTGCGATGTACAGTTTGATCCAATTAAAAACAGAGGAGCAATATGATAACAGAACCACGTTGGAGATCTTTTATAGTTGAAACTACACAACCAATTTTTACACCAGAACAATGTCAAATGATTATTCAAGCTGGACGTGCAGAACCTAGAAATGATGCAGAAGTTGGAAATAAAAAAGGCATTGTAAGTGGTGAGGTAGATACGAAAACTAGAACTTCACACATTAGTTGGATACCATTTTCTAAAATGAATGACATGTATAAAGATATAGAAAAAATTATGAAAACTACAAACGGTAACCATTTTGGTTTTGATGGAATGCAAATTACAGAACTAGCACAATACACAGAATATCCTGAAGGTGGATTTTATGAATGGCACGTAGATAATGATGTAAACATGGCTCACGAACCACCTGTTAGAAAAATATCTATGACTTGTTTACTTTCGCCGGAGTCAGAGTTTGAAGGTGGTGATTTAGAATTAATGGCTGAAGGTAAAGTTGCAAAACTAAAACAAGGACACGCAATATTTTTTGCATCATTTATTAGACATAGAGTTAAACCCGTAATACGTGGTAATAGAAAATCTTTAGTTATGTGGTTTGGAGGCACACCATTTAAATAATGCATAGAGATTTACATTTTCCAACACCCATTTATATTGCAGATATAAAACATCCAACTCTTAACCAAGAATTAGAAAGAGATATTGTAGCTTGGTCTAATAAAAACAAAGGAGTAATTAGAACTAATGTACAAGGTTGGCATTCAACTACTAACATGCATGAGTTATCTCAGTTTAAAAAATTAGTTAACATGTTGTATGCCTGTCAAAAAACAATTTATGAACAAGAGTATTTAGATAGTGAGCCTTATCTTGGTAATATGTGGGCTAATATAAATCCACCAGGTGGTATGAATAGGGCTCATCAACATCCTAATTCATTATGGTCTGGTGTATATTATGTAAAAGCTCCTAAAAATTCTGGACAATTAAAAATAGATGATCCACGATCATCAGCTGCAATGGTTAGACCAAATCAAAAAAAGGGTCCAGTGCCTCCACGATTATATAGAGAAACACATTATGAACCAATTACTGGAAGATGTATTATGTTTCCATCTTGGTTAATGCATTGTGTTGATCCTAATCAATCTAATGATATAAGAATATCAGTGTCATTTAATTTTTTACAGAAAGGTATGTTTGTATGAGAGTACACAAAGATCAAATAGTATTTAGAGAAGATCATTTAAAAACAGAAGAAGGTAGAATGCTTCAAACAAGAAATGAAAAATGGAAAAAATTAAAAATAGACATAGAAAAAAATGGTATAATTAATCCTTTAATATGCACTGAAAAAGACGGCAAATACAGATTATGTATGGGAATGAGAAGATTTATTGCAGGATGTTTATTAGGTATAGAATATTATGAAATAGAAGTAGTACCTAATGAAGAAGTAGATACACTTGTAAACCCAACAAAAAAATACAAAACTAAACACAAAGATGGAACAGACATTTCAAAATAATAAATATCAAGTAATTAAAAAAGCATTATCTTATGAAATAGCTAATTTTATACTTAACTATTTTTTACTTAAAAGAGATGCTGCACATTTTATGTATGAAAATAACATGCACTCACAGTCCCCTATACTTGGAACATGGACCGATGAACAAATACCCAATACTTATTCTTGTTATAGTGATTTTGTTATGGAAACTCTTATGGTTAAAATGATGCCTGTTATGAAAAAACACACTGGCCTAGACTTATGTCCTACTTATTCCTATGCAAGAGCTTATAAAAAAGGTGATTGTCTACACCGACATAAAGATAGACCTAGTTGTGAAATATCTACAACACTTAATTTAGGTGGTGATCCTTGGCCTATATTTATAGATGGCACAGGAGCAAATAATGTTGTTAACGAAAGACAAAATATTGTAAAACCAAACGCTCCAGCAGGCACGAAAGTCTTGCTTGAAGTAGGAGATATGCTAGTATATAGTGGATGTGAACTCGAACATTGGCGAGAGCCTTTTGACGGGAACATTTGCGGTCAAGTATTTCTACATTATAATCATGTAAATGGCCCATTTGCTGACAAAAACAGATTTGACGGCAGACCTATGTTAGGTCTACCATCATTTTGTAAATAGTATTATAATGAGGTTATATGTTACAAAAACTAGGATTCTTACCAGGGTTCAATAAACAAGTTACATCTACAGGTGCTGAGTCTCAATGGACTGGTGGCGAAAATGTGCGTTTTAGATATGGTACACCTGAAAAAATAGGTGGTTGGAATCAATTAGGAGAATCAAAACTTACAGGTGCAGCTAGAGGTTTGCATCATTTTGTTAATAAAGAATCTACTAAATTTGCAGCTATAGGAACCAATAGAATTTTATATATATATTCTGGAGGAGTATACTACGACATACACCCGTTAGTTAATCCATCAGGCACAACTATATCAAATTGTTTTACAACAACTAATGGATCTCCAACAGTTACTATAACATTTCCATCACCACATAATTTTGTAGCTGGAGATATTATATTATTTAGTGATTTTTCTACAGCTACTAACTCTAATTATTCTGCAACAGATTTTGATGATGTAAAATATATGGTAACAAGTGTACCTAGTTCAGATACATTAACTATTACAATGGATAGTAATGAAACAGGTTCTGGTGCTACTACATCTGGAAGTGTTAAATATTATCAATACTATCACGTTGGACCCGCTGAACAAATAGGAGCTTTTGGTTGGGGTATATCATTATGGGGTGGTTCTATTTTAGGTTCATTAACAACAACTTTAAATGGTGCTTTAGCAGATGACACTAATGGTAATAATAGTTCTGCTACAGAAATTACATTAGCCAGCACTACAGGTTTTCCATCTTCAGGAACTAATTATATTCAAGTAGGTGCAGAAGAAATATCTTACACAGGAATTACAGGAAATAAATTAACAGGAATTACTAGAGCAGCTAGAGGATCAACTCGATCTTCACATTTAAATGGTGCAACAGTTACTAACACATCTAGTTGGACTGGATGGGGATCAGCTGCAGCTAACACCGATAAAGTTACAGATCCTGGTCTATGGTCTTTGGACAACTTAGGATCAACATTAATAGCATTGATACATAACGGAGAATGTTTTGAATGGGATGGTGATGCAACTAATGCAACATCAACACGAGCTACAATTATATCAGGTGCACCAACAGCGTCACGTGATATGTTAGTATCTACTCCCGATCGTCACTTAGTTTTCTTTGGTACAGAAACAACTATAGGAAATAAAACTACACAAGACGATATGTTTATAAGATTCTCGTCTCAAGAAGATATTAATACTTACACACCTACAGCTGAAAATAGTGCTGGTACACAAAGACTGGCCGCCGGATCACGAATCATGGGTGCTAAACTTGGTAGAAATGCAATATATATTTGGACAGATACATCTTTATTTACCATGCGTTTTGTAGGAACTCCATTTACATTTGCTTATGAACAAGTAGGTACTAACTGCGGATTGATAGGTATGAATGCAGCGGTTGAGGTTGATGGTGCTGCGTATTGGATGTCTGAAAATGGTTTTTTTAGATTCACTGGTAAACTAGAATCAATGGATTGTTTAGTTGAAGACTATGTTTATGATGATCTTAACACTACATCTAATCAATTAGTATATTGTGGTATTAATAACTTGTTTGGAGAAATTACTTGGTTTTATCCAACATCTACATCTAATAATGTTAATCGAGCAGTTACATATAGTTATTTAGATTCAACGGTTAAACGACCTATATGGTTTACAAATGCAAGTAGTTTATTTCCTAGAACAACATGGGAAGATTCTTCTGTGTTTGGTTTACCTCACGGAACTAAATACAATCCAAGTGTTGATACATCTTTTGATGTAAAAGGTAATACAGATGGAACTACTATTTATTTTGAACATGAAACAGGAGTTAACCAACAAGAAGCAGCATCTACTGCTGTAGCAATTCCTGCTAATATTACTTCTGGAGATTATGATATTACACAAAAAGTTATAAGAGGAGCTGCAACTAACATGGCTGATCTTAGAGGTGATGGTGAAAATATTATGAGAGTTAGTAGAATTATTCCGGACTTTATATTTCAACAAGGAAATGCTATTGTTCAATTAGATTTAAGAAACTATCCTAATAATACAGCGGCAAGTTCATCATTAGGTCCTTTTACAGTAACAACTTCTACAAGCAAAGTAGATACACGTGCAAGAGCAAGAGCTATAGCTCTTACAATATCTAACACTGCTGTCGATACTAGTTGGAAACTAGGCACATTTAGATTAGACATACAAGCTGGAGGAAGAAGATAATGGCAAAAATAGTACAATCATTAACTAGAGCAAGCTCTGAATACCAAGAAGATGTAGCACAATCTTTAGTTAGAGATTTAGACGCAGTATTAGAAAAATTAAACACTACATTTCAAGAAGAATTAAAACAGGAGATAGAAGCTAGAAGTTTCTTTTTAGATTAATGGCAGTAGTAAACCAATATAAATTTGCAGGTATAGATAACAGTACAAGTGGTAGTGCACTGACAC